TGAAAAAGAAGTTAAAAAGGAAGTAAAAGAAGTTTATATCACACCTACTATTGAAGAAGTTATAGACTATTTTAAATTTAATGGATATACAAGGTCGGCAGCAGAAAAGGCATTCAACTACTATAACGAAAACAACTGGAAAGATTCTCAAGGTAGAAAAGTAAAAAACTGGAAACAAAAAATGCAAGGTGTTTGGTTCAAAGATGAGAATAAAGACAAGGCTAAGGAGAAGCCAGTAATTTGGTAACTATGGGAAAGATAATACAAGCTAACGACATACAAGAGCAACTCATGCACTTGCACAAATACGGACAGAATGCAGGTCTTAAAATCGGTTTTAGCAACTTAGATAAACTCTACTCAATCAAACAAGGTCGTTCAACTATCATTTACGGACACCCAACCAGCGGTAAAAGTCAGTTCCTAATTCAAATACTTTGCGCCTTAGCTACTCGCCATAATAAAAAGTGCTTGATTTATACACCTGAAACTGGTTCAGCGCACGAAATTTACGCAGAAATAATCCATTGCCTAACTGGAAAGACCTTTGACAAACGCTCAATTAACTATCAAATCAGCGAAAAGGAACTTTATACAGTTTACCCATTTGTTCAAGACTATTTTAAAGTTATTGATGTGGACGAGAAAGGATTGGACTTTGACGAGTGGTTAAATTTGACTGACGAGGCTATAAGGGACTATGGGATATTCAGTAGCTCAGTAGACAACTGGAACGACATTGAACATAAATACTCTGGTACAATTAGTGAATACCTTAAACAACAGTTACCGAGAGTAAACAGACACGCAAGAAAAAACAATACTCACAACTTCATAGTAGCCCATGCAAGAAACCCTGACATGCGAGGAGGTGATAAGTACCCACCAGCTCCTAGACCTGATGAAATTGAAGGCGGTTCTGTTTGGTACGCTAAAGCTCTAAACTTAATTTGCGTTCATAGGGATTACGAAGAACATGGGGAAGGGTGGAGGCAATCCAGCGAGGCTCAAATAATTATTAGAAAGATTAAAAAGAGAGCAGAAGGCGAAAAAGGAACGGCTAAACTTAACTTTGATGTGTTCAGGAATGCTTACTACGAAAACTTAGGAGAAAGGCACTACTTAGAAACACCATTTAACGGATTAGAAATTAAAACACCATTTTAACTATGAACATACTTTCTTTATTTGATGGCATGAGCTGCGGACAACAAGCACTCAACAGATGCGGTTTTACTATTACTAACTACTTTGCGAGTGAAATTGATAAACACGCAATAAAAGTAACTCAACACAACTATCCAAATACTATTCAATTAGGTTCAGTAGTAAATGTAAATGGATACGAACTACCTAAAATTGATTTATTGATAGGAGGTTCACCTTGCCAATCTTTCAGTTTTGCTGGTAAACGAAAAGGGATGAGTACAAAAGATGAGCAAGAGATACTTACTTTAGAACATTACTTACAATTAAAATCTGAAGGTTTTGAGTTTGAAGGACAGTCTTATCTGTTTTGGGAGTATATGAGGTTATTAAACGAGCTTAGAACTAAAAACCCTAATGTTTATTTCCTGCTTGAGAATGTTGAAATGGGAGAAAAGTGGGAACTTGTTTTAAGTAGAGCCATAGGAGTAAAAGGTATTCACATTAACTCGGCTCTGGTCTCTGCTCAGAATCGCAAAAGAATTTACTGGACAAATATAGGAATGAAACCAGCGGGATTATTTGGAGATTTAGAAAGCATCATTGAGCAACCAAAAGACAAAGGTATTTTGCTAAAAGATATTTTAGAATCTGAGGTTGATGAAAAATATTTTTTAAGTGAAAAAGCATTAATTAGATGTACTAAAAAAAATAATAACACTTTAAATAAAGAAAAAAGTGGATGTTTACTTGCTGGTTATTCCCGTATGGGTGGGAGAGATGAACAGTTAATAGTCCATAATTTAATGCCAAGATCAAGTACAACTGGAAAAGGTGGAACTGGCCCATTAAGCAGAAACGATGGAAAAACTTATTGCTTAGATACTGGGAATACTAATGCGGTTGAAATAATACCAATGGATTTTAGGTTTGATGAAGGATTTAGGCCAAGAGAAAATGGGAAAAGCCCAACACTTTGCTTAGGTAGTGAGAATGGATTAAGTGGTAATGCCTTAGCTATGGTTAATTCACGAATCCGCAGACTTACTCCAATTGAATGCGAAAGACTACAAACAGTAGCAGACAACTATACCAGTTGTGTAAGTGACTCGCAACGATATAAGATGCTTGGTAACGGATGGACAATTGATGTAATTTGCCACATTTTAAACTACTTAAAATATGAATAATTTAGAACGCTACGAATACTACAAGCAACAGCAAGAAAGACAATTTAATTTTACTTTAACAAACTACGCAATGGCAGATATTGAACGAAGAATAGGAAGACGACCACAACGAATTCAGGCAGTAATTGACTTAGAAAACTTTTTAAATGATTCCGAGAACAAGATTTCCAAAATACCTGATGAGGCTTTAAGGAACGCTAAATTGGACCAGTTGAAATTATTGTACAAAGTTCATGATACAATTAGTCAGATGCTAACTGCCGAATTATACGCACTAACTAAATTAGACGAGGCTAAAGCTAAGATAGTTGAACTGGAGCAAATCAATTACGATTTAGCAACTAAAATTAATATTCTTGAATTGTAAAAAACTTGTTAAAAACTCCGACACAAATAAATTTAAATTTGATAAATAATTAAAACCACTTACAATGAGATTAAAAACTACTTTAATGGCAGCAAACATGGTACAACCTGACTGCTTTATTTACTTAGAAGATGAAAAAAGATTCTTTTATGTTGATGATACAGAACATGATGGAAATTATTGCATTTTTTACTTTGAAGAAGGAGTTAGTGAAAGAGGATTAGATGAATATATTTTAACTTTTCATAGAAATAAAAAACTAATTATTTACGACCCATATGCTAATTAATATTAACTTATGTCTAAGCGACATCCCTCAAGACAAAATATTTACTTCTAAAAATGGTAAGAAGTACTTATCCATTTGCGTAACTGACAGAAAAGAGCCTGACCAATTCGGTAATGACTTGACGGCCTACATAAACCAGAGCCAAGCCGAAAGGGAAGCAAAGCAGCCTCGTAAGTTTGTAGGTACTGCAAAGAACTTAAAGAAACCTGCATTAACTGAGAAAAACGATTTGCCTTTCTAAGCTATGAACCCAAAAGAATCAGCACAACATTTAGTTGAAAAATTTTATAATGTTGAAGATACAGAATGGATAGTTGATAATGGATGTGGTATTACATGGAATGAAGCCAAACAATGTGCTTTAATTGCAGTTGATGAGATATTAGAAGCCACAAAACACGAATATCAAATACAATATGAAAGTGGAGAATGGAGCAGAGAAATTGGATATAAATATAGTGAGTATTGGAAAGAAGTAAGAAATGAAATTGAAAAGCTATGAAGCTAAAAACTTGTAAAATCTGCAAGGTTAAGTTTGAACCATTCAAACCACTTCAGCAAGTTTGTTCACCAGCTTGTGCTATATTTTTGGCTGAAAAGAATAAGGCTAAAAATGAGAAAAGAGAAAAGACTAAGATAAAAAAAGAGCTAAGAGAATCAGCAAAAACAATAAGTGCATACCGTAAGGAACTCCAAATAATAGTTAACAAGATAGTAAGAGAGATTGACGCAGGATTTAATTGCATTAGTTCAAATAGAGCTTACAAAACAAACAACCAAGCTGGGCATTATTACTCAGTAGGTGCTTATCCGAGTATTAGATTCAATCTTCACAACATATACTCTCAATCGGTAGCAGATAACTTATACAAGTCAGGTAACCAGATTGGTTACACAAAAGGTTTAATTAAGGAATTTGGCGAAGAATGGATAAAGATAGTAACTAAACTGCCTGAAGAATACAGAGAAATCAAGTTGGACAAAGAAGATATTAAACAGTGCATCCTAAACGCTAAGGATTTTCTTAAAATAGTGCAGGAATACAAGAAAGAAAACGAGTTAATGACCAGCCATCGGATTTATTTGCGAAACTTGGGAAATAAGACTATCGGAATTTATGCTGAGTAAAAATGAAATAATACTTCAGTTCTACAATAGCCCAAATCCGATGCAGATTTGCAAGAAAATATCGCATCAATATTACACCGACGACCTTTTACACGAATGTATATTAACTCTTTATGATTTAGACGAACAAAAGATACTTGATGCGCATAAAAACAACTATTTGACTTATCTATTCTACAAGATAGTTAGCAACTCTTATGTATCTTATACCTCACCATTCGCCAAGAAATACAAACATTTTGAAAATAACACAAATAACTTTGAAAAAATTAAGACAGAAAGCGATTTTGAAAGTAGTGATTTTGAGAATGAGAATGAGAAATTTACTCAAGACATTGAAAACTCAATAGCCGAGCTTGAAGAATATGACCGAGAGCTGTTTAAACTTTATATCCAGTTCGGAGACTTTAGAAAAATTAGCAATCTTGTTGGGATTAAGTACGGAGCAGTCAGGCATTCAATTTTACAAACTATAAACTATTTAAAAACAAAGCACCATGAACAATTTAATAATCTGCATTTTGATTGGTTCGGTCGGGTATGTATTGAGCCAGACAATAATAGATTTCTGGAGGAAGAAATTTAATACTTACCCTAAAAAACCTTTAAGTTGTGGTTACTGCCTTTCGTTTTGGATTGGGTTAATAACTTTTCTAATTAAAGAACCTAATTTATATGCCTTTGGTTACGCTTGTTTATGTGCAGTCATGTCTTCTATTATCTTTAAAAAAATAACTCAATGAATCAAGAAATTTATGAACTACTCCTTCCTTTAAAACCAAAGTGGGAAATTTACAAAAATGAACATCATTCTATTTTTACTAATATTGATTTTAACTTGGTTCAGGAAGCATGGTCTAAAATGTTTGGCGCACCTCCAAGAAATTTAGGTTGCCAATCTTGTGTTCAGGAGTTACTGACAAGAGTATTTATTCAGTTTGATAATTTCGTTCCTCAGCCTAAAAGAAAAAGAAATGCTAAAGTTTAAACACAGCGGTAATACTGGCGATATTATTTACTCACTAAATGCTATTAGGAAGGCTTGTCAAGATAATGAGTCTTTAGGCGTACTTTATTTGCATTTGAATCAACCTTTAAGACACATTATGGCAGGACACCCACTTGGGAACGTAATGCTAAATGAGTATATGTTTAAAATGTTGAGGCCTTTACTCCTTAGTTGTGACTTTATAGTTGATGTTATGCCTTACAATGGGCAGAAGATTGATTACGACTTAGACAAGTTTAGGAATATTGGTTTAAATTTAGGAGCTGGAGATATTAAAAAATGGTATTATTTTGCTCATCCTGAATTAATATTTGATATTGAAGGACCTATCTTTAGTTCCGAAAAACCTAAAGAGGACTTTTTATTAATTAACAGAACTAATCGGTACCAGAACGGACAGATAGATTATTCAATCTTAAATGATTACGACTTAAAACAATTATTTGCAGGCACTAAGGATGAATTTGAGGTAATGAAAAAGACATTGCCAAGAATTGAATACTTGAAAGTAAACGACTTCAACGAGTTAAAAGACTATATCTCATCATCAAAAGTATTTATCGGCAATCAATCAATGTGTTTTGCAATAGCTGAGCAACTTCAAACTGACAGAATTTTAGAGGTTTGCTTTGGATGTCCAAACGTCATTCCTGCTGGTGGTGAATTTTACGATGTATTCAACCAAAACGGATTTAAACACGCATTAAATAATTTAATATGAAAAGTCATTATACACAATTAAAAAACGGAAGTTATAAAAGTAACCATTTTCAAAAACCTAAAGACATTTATTATAATGACTATTGGTCACTAAACATGAATCATTCAACTATTCACCAGCAAGTCGGCAACGTAGTAGAAAAGAATGTACTTGTTAAAAACGCATTGACAAAGATTGAACCAAAAAAAGTACTTGAGATAGCATGTGCGCCCGGTATCCTTTTAGGAGATTTATCAAAAGATTTCAAATGTACTGGCATTGAGATAGACGAAAGATACAAGAACGACATTCAAGGGCTTGCTAAAGATTCAGACTTACACTTTGGTTTTTTTCCTGAAATTACTGGCAATTGGGAAAGTGAACAATTCTCAAACATAATCGCCTTAGATGTCATTGAACACATTGAAGATGGCAAAGGATTCTTAGAGGAGTGTCACAGACTTTTGGTTAATGGTGGAAGATTAATTATTCAAGCTCCAATGATTTTAGATGATGGTCAAATGGAGGAAAGAATGTTTCACGAAATAGAACATATTTGGATTTACGATATTAACCACATGAAGCACATGTTAGTAGAAGCTGGATTTATTCCAATTTCAGTTGAGAGGTTCAAAGTAGGTCATGAACAAATAGTAGCTGAGAAATGAAAATACTTGTAATTATACCAAAGCCAATAACGGGAGTTGAATACCACCGCTTATTAATGCCCTTTGATAATTTAGGGGAAGTCTACGAAGTCACCTCAGTTGAAGCAATAGATTATCAACCTGATTCTTTTATACAACAGTTTGATTTAATCTATACAAGTTCTGTTGCAAGTAAATTTGGACATCAGGAAGTACTATGGGAACAATTAAAGAGGTTAGGTATTCCGGTCATTATTGATAGAGACGATGACTGGATGCTGCCTCATGACCACTTAATGAAAAGGGATTGGGTAAAAAATAAAACTGCTGAACAAATAGTCTATAACTTTAAAATGGCTAATGCTGTAACAGTACCAACTGAGTACCTTGCTCAAAAAGTTAGACAATTTAACCCTAATGTGTTTGTAATTCCAAATGCTATTGATTTCAATCAAGCTCAATTTAAACCTGATCAAAAAATTAAGGACCTAAAAACCGATAAAGTTCACATTGGCTGGAGCGGAAGCGTTACTCACTTTCATGATGTAATGATGTTGACTGATACTTTTATGCAACTTAACTCTAATCCTGACACAAGTAAAAAATATAGAGTAGTTTTGAGCGGATTTACAGAAGGCCAGCAAGTTTGGGAAGAATACCAAAAGATTTTCACTTCAGGTTACAAAATAGCAGAGGACCAGTATTGTAGAATAAAAGGAATGGATGTCTTTACTTATGCCTCAGCTTATGACTTAATGGATGTTGGATTGATACCTTTAAAGGACACCGAGTTTAACCGCTGCAAGTCAGAACTTAAAATGATGGAGATGGGAGCAAAAAGACTTCCAGTAATTGTTTCAGACCAATACCCTTATACCAATATAGCTAAACATGGAATTAACTGCCTAACTGCTAATAAAAAGGATTGGTTTAAAAACATAAAGAGGTTAATAGACAGCAAAGACCTCAGAGAAGACTTAGGCGAAGCCTTGTACAATGAAATATTTGCTAATTTTAATATATTAAAAGTAAACGAGTTAAGAAAAGAACTATTTAAAAACTATGAATATAAATAGAGTTAAGATTACTGAAGTAAAAGCAAACCCTAATAACCCGAGAAGTATTAAGGATGACAAATTTAAAAAGCTTGTAAAATCAATAAAAGAGTTTCCTCAAATGCTTGAGCTTAGACCAATTGTTGTCAATGATGACATGGTTGTGCTTGGTGGAAACATGAGGTTAAGAGCTTGTAAAGAAGCAGGATTAAAAGAAGTTCCAATTATTAAAGCATCTGAATTGACACCTGAACAAGAAAAGGAATTCATTATTAAAGACAATGTTGGTTACGGAGAATGGGATTTTGATGCCTTAGCAAATGAGTGGGATATTGAATTATTAAATGAATGGGGTCTTGATTTGCCAGATTTAGATGTTCCAGATTTATTTATTGAAGCTGAAGAAGATAATTTTGAAATACCAGATAAAATTAATACTGATATAATTGAAGGAGATTTATTTGAAATAGGAGAACATAAACTCCTATGCGGTAGTTCAACTCAAACAGATACATGGGCTAAAATATTTAATGAAGAATTAGCTGATATGGTAATGACAGACCCACCTTATAATGTTAATTATGAAGGAGGAACAGGATTAAAAATTATGAACGATGAAATGAGCAATGATGCGTTTTATCAATTTTTATATGATTTTTATACTGCTTTGGGTTCTTACACAAAAGCTGGAGGGGCTTGGTATGTATGGCATGCTGATAGCGAAGGTGCTAATTTTAGACAAGCATTTAAAGACTCTGGTTTGTTATTAAAACAATGTTTAATATGGGTTAAAAATGCCTTAGTTATGGGTAGACAAGATTATCACTGGAAACACGAGCCTTGTCTTTATGGTTGGAAAGAAGGAGCAGCGCATTACTTTACAGACGATAGAACCAAGACAACTGTTATTGAAGATATTGCAGATTACAGAAAACTAAGTAAAAAAGAATTGCTTGACTTAGTTAAGGAGATGACATCAGATAAACAAAAGACAACAATAATACATTGCGATAAGCCTTCTAAAAATGATGTACATCCTACAATGAAACCAATCAAACTATTAGCACCATTAATACAAAATTCATCTAAAATAGGAGAATTGGTAGCAGATGGCTTTCTTGGTTCAGGTTCAACAATGGTAGCTTCGCATCAACTTAAGCGCAAATGCTACGGAATGGAACTTGACCCAAAGTATTGCCAAGTAATAATTGACCGAATGAAGAAACTTGACCCATCAATTAAAATTAAAAGAAACGGAAAGGAGATATAAAATGGCATACGATAAAAAAAAGATATTTGAACAAGCAAAAGAAGCAATTGACAAATATAAACTATTCTTTATTGAGGATGTAGTGGCTTGGTTACCTTGTGCAAGGTCAACATTTTGGGATTTTTTTCCTGACAAGTCGGATGAAATGGACACTTTAAAAGACCTATTGGAAAAGAACAAGGTTGAAGTTAAGTCGGCATTGCGTTCCAAATGGTTCAAAGGAAACAACCCATTGACACAGATGGCTTTGTATAAGTTAATCGGGACTGAAGAAGAATACCATCGCATTGCATCAACTAAGACAGATAATAAGCAAAGTATTAAAATTGAACAAATGCCAGAATGGTTGACTAAAACAATAGAGTAATGTTCAATCCAAACTTTGTATTTATTGAAAAGTCAATAAAGCAAAAAAGAATAATCGCTCTTCAGGGTGGCACTCGTTCAGGTAAGACTTACTCAGCTTTACAATGGCTTATCCGATTATGTCTGAAGCATCAGGGCATGACCATTTCAATAGTTAGGAAAACACTTCCTGCTTTGAAGTCGTCTGCAATGCGTGATTTTATAGAGATACTTAATTCAATCGGGTACTATAACGAGTTTGACCATAATAAATCAGAAAACACCTACCTGCTTAATAAGAATCTAATAGAATTCTTCAGCGTGGATGATGCACAAAAGATAAGAGGAAGGAAGAGAGATATACTTTTTGTAAATGAGGCCAATGAGATAGACTTGGAAGACTGGAGGCAGTTACTTTTAAGAACAACTGGCAAGGTTATAATTGACTACAACCCATCTGACTTTGAGCATTGGATTTATGATCAAGTATTAACGAGGGAAGATTGCGGCCTAATTATTACAACTTACAAAGACAATCCACACCTTCCCGATGCACTAAAAAAGGAGATTGAAAGTTTAGAGCAGGCCGACCCTGAATACTGGAAAATATTCGGACTTGGTGAACGTGGGCAATTAATGGGCTTAGTATTCAACAACTGGACTAATCAATTAGCGGTACCAGATAACGCCAATTTTGTTGGTTACGGATTAGACTGGGGATTCTCAGCAGACCCTACTGCATTAGTTAGCGTTTGGAAGTATGAGCAGGAACTGTACATTAGAGAGGAGTTATACGAAAGAAAGTTAACTAATCAAGATATAGCCGAAAGGTTAAAGGACATGGGGATAGCTCGGAAGGAAATCTTTGCCGACTCAGCTGAACCAAAATCAATTGAGGAGGTTTACAGGTTAGGCTTTAACATCAAACCAACTCAGAAGGGGAAGGACAGCATTATAAACTCAATAGACATTCTTAGACGCTACCGACTTAACTTGATAGGCAACAACCTACAAAAGGAGTTCCGCACCTACAAATGGAAGACAGACAAGGCTGGTAAGATAGTGAACGAACCAGTAGACTTTAATAACCACTTAATTGACGCTACACGTTATTTGGCATTGATGAAGTTACAAGAACACAGAAGGGGGCAATATGTTACAATTCGTGCCTAAAAAACTATATATAATAGAATGAAAACCATTTACTACAATTTAACTCTTAAAGACTTCATTGAACTTAACTCGGTGAAGGGAAATGACTTGGAAGCAAAAAGACAAAAGCTTTCAATTCTGTTTAAGGTGGAAAAGGAGTTCTTTGATGGTATGACTTCAGCACAAGTAATTGAGCTTTACTCTGACTTTGAGAAGTTAGAAACCCAACCGATTAAGACAGTTTATAAAAACAGAATTAAGGTAGGCGGTAAATGGTTTTTTATTGATTACAGATTAAGCCAAATAAGTTCAGCCCAGTTCATTGACATTACCCACTTTGCTAAGTCTAATCCATTGGACAACATACACCGAATAGTAGCAAGTTGCATTAGGCCGATAAGTTGGAGATTTGGGAAAGCAGGAAAGTATAACGGAGATGAACATGACGAAATCAGCGAACTACTTTTGAACCAAATGAAAATAAAAGATGCTTACCCAATCATGCTTTTTTTTTGCACTCTATC